CCCCTACATTGTAAAGTTTACAAACAAACTTATTGAGCGGGACTGAAGTTTGATAACAAAAAAGCCATGACGGGAAAAGCCCGTCACGGCGAGTGACTGGCGGAGATGGAGAGATTAAATATACCACTTCACACCACTTTTTATTGCTTTATAAAATTGCTTGTAAACCACGCATTTACGTCATTTAAGCTGTTTCATTTGTTCCGCATTTCACAAGCATATATTTACAATTCAGCTTTATCGTGTATAATTCGTGTATGCAAAACGTCAAGCATTGAGATGTACTACCTGTGCTGAAACGGCATATTTAGGCGTTTTTAGAGTGGGTATAACTTTTTTGAAGTCTGGCGGGGCGGACTTTAAAAAGTTGTAAAAAGCTGTTATTATACAACTTTATCGGTTAAGTCCGATATCACATACTAAAATAAACAGTTGTGACATAATCTGTCAGTAAAAACACATACTAATTTTAGCTAGACCAATAACTTCTTTCTATGTAACATACATTTCATTCAAATGAGCATAATTATCAACAAAGTCGCTTGCACATCTGCTGAATTATTTTTAGTCACAATTTAAGCATATGTTATTTTGCACAATTTTTTCGATATATAAGCTATTGATTTTGTTGCAACTTTGTGTTATAATTCTGTTAGATAATCATACTATACTAATAATGCCGAGGTAGTATATGCTTAACAAAACGTTAATAGCTTATCATGGTACACTTTCAAAGTATTCAAATAAAATTTTGGAAGATGGATTTAAGTTACCACAAATATCAACAACTCATGATCATTGGTTAGGGCATGGTGTATATTTTTTCGATAATTTTTTGTATGCTGATAATTGGGCAAAAAGGAAATGTCGTGCTTTCCATGATTCAAAGTCGACAGATGTTGTATTACAAGTTAAGATTTGTACTGATTCCTACAAAATAGCTGATTTTGACTTACCGGGCGAGACACAAAAATACAATGAGGCCATAGAGAATTATGATAAAAAAATTTCTCAATCACGTAAGTTTACATCTTTTGGTAAGGGCTTAAATAAATGCGATAAAAAATTTAAGCAAAAGATTGAAAAGAGAATTGATTGTTTTTATCATGATTTGTATGCAAAAGAAAATGATTTGGGATTAGCAATGCGTACATTTCATAAAGTCTCTCCATTACTTGATATAAAACAAAACAGACATTCATTAAGTCATGGTTCGTATATGGAATATAGTGAGAAACAAATTTGTGTATATAAGTTAGAGTGTATAGTTGATGTGTTAATCTATGATAGTGAGGTCGATGGAATATGTTAACGATTGAACAAATTTTAGAAATTGCAAGGCAAAATGGTGCTGATATTATTGATGTTGATGATAAGGCAATGGCTGGTGTAGGATATTGCGACGAGGATGGAACACCAGTAAAACTTGACTTAAGTTCTTTTTATATGAATTCTGCTGAGGAAAAAATGTCTTATTTTTATGGATCTGATTATGATTTTTGCTGTATAGCGGCATAATAAAGGAGTTTTTTTATGAAATTAAAAGAAAGCACTACCAGCATTTTAAAACTAAATGGCATTCACTTTAATGAATTATCATTCAAAAGACGTGATAGCACGGATAGTGTCATTGATGATTGCGAACTTACCCGAAAAATAGTAGACATAGATGTTGATAATTTTACTGTTGAACTCAATTTTAAATTGTCGACGTCTATATTTGAAATGAGTATTTCTTTAGAGGGAAAATTCAACATAATTTGCGAGGACGCATTAATGAAAGAAAGGCTTAAAAAGAATAATACAATCTCAATCTTGTTCCCATATATTCGTAGCGAAGTGACATTGCTCACCTCACAGCCAGAAATGACGCCAGTAATAATTCCACCAATTAATATCAATAAACTAATTGATGAATCTACAACAAAAACAGCCGACAAGGAATAATCCCTGTCGGCTGTCTTACTAACTACTTGATTTTGATTTTCTGCCCCACATAAATGAGATTAGCGTTCTTGATACCATTGTTCTTGACAAGCTTTGCCACAGTGGTCTTGTAACGCCGTGCGATGCCCGAGAGCGTGTCACCACGCTTCACAGTGTACGTCACTGTCTTCTTGGTGGAGCTTGTAGTCGGCTTGCTAGTCGGTCTGATAGCCTGCTTCTTGAAGCCGTTCAGCCCTGCTGCCTTGATCTTCGCAGGATAGTCCACATAGCAGATATCCATATCAACATTGCCGCTGATACCGCTGACCTTGCCACTGCTTGTGTACTGCCACATACCATATGTTCTGCCGTAGTTGCAGCGTGAGCCGTACTCAGCGACCCACAAAGCATATCTCTTGGCAACAGAGGCAGATATGTACTGCTGTAAAGGCGAACGACTGATATACAGTCCTGCCCAGTAGCCTGCGTGTTCAAGTGCATTGCAGAAAGTCTTGACAAGACTGTCGCAAAATGCTCTGCCCTTTGCGAACTGTGAACGCTCCTCAAGGTCAAAGTATATCGGATACTCAAACGTTTTGCCCTTGATAGCGTTGATACAAGTCTGAGCCTCTGCCTTTGCGTCCTCGACACTCGCCGCATAGCTGTACCAGTAAGCACCGACCTTTAGCCCTGCCGCCTTTGCTGCCTTGTAGTGGCTCTCGAAATATGGGTCTTTCTGATGAGCATACTTGCCGTAACCAGCACGAATGATAACGAAATCGACCCCCGAAGCCTTGACCTTCTTGAAGTCAATGTTCTGCTGATACTGCGAAACGTCAATACCCTTGAATGTCTTTGCCATAAAATTACTTCCTTTCTAAATCTTCGATGCGGTGGTTTGCGACCTTTATCTGTTCAGCGACCACCGCATAATCCTGTTCCAGCTTGTAAGTCCGAGCAATAACGGAATTGTGCTTGTCCACACGCTCAGACAGCTTGTCTATCTTGTATTCAATAAGCTTTTGGCTGTCGTACTGCGCCTGTTGCATAGTCTTACGGCTGTTAGATGCTATGACAAGCTGACACACTACCGCTGAAGCAGCTGTTATCAGTGCAACGATAATTGCTTCCGTCACTCGTCATCACCTGACTTTCTTTTGGCTGACTGTGTGCCGAAATAGAACGATATCACCACAGTAAACACCGTGATGAACTGCTCTGCCGAAATCGTGCGGCGAAGTGCCAGCACGCAGAAAACCGCCGTCAGCAGTATCGTCACGATAGACTTGACGTCTATAAGCTTTGCAAATTTCTGTTTCATATCTTGCTCACTCCTTTATCTCAAAAGCAAATCTGCTTAACAGATATTTCTTGCCGTTAAGCAGCACTGTCTGCGTGGGAACTGTGTAGTCAGGATAAGTTTGATCATCTTCTAGACCCGATGTGTGTGAAAGAACATGATAAAGGTTTGTAAAACCCTTGTTCAGCGTTGACGACGTCACAGGTGCAAGAGAAGTAATTGCCTTTCGTCTGCACATTGGTCTGTAAGGCATTGACCTTATTGCTGTTCCGTCAGTAAACACGGAGTACTGGTTTGAATTGTTATTTGCATAACTTGTTGCCAAACCATAACTCTTTTCCTGCGTTTCATAGTCCGTTACCTCACCGATAACGGTAAATATCGGAGGTCTTTCGTTCTGATTGCTTTGGATACCAAAAGCAATTAGGTCATTTTGTTTGTAAATTACCCAACGTCTTTTATCTGGATACGTGTAAATAACTACACAAGGACATACTAGATTATTTGTTTGTGCATCGAGGTCAAGCCAGCCGTGTTTCTCTGTGTCGCTGAACTGACCAGACAGAAACACTTCATCAGTTACCCACAAATGGAATACAACATTATTCGTGCTTATTGTTGAACCCTCACCGTCATACGTTATCTTCTTGAAATTCCACACCTCGATAAGCTTTGTTATCAGCCCTCTCAGTCCGTCTGTTCCCTCATATATTTTCATCTTCGACCGCCTCCGCTATGCCTGTTATACCTATGTTTCCGTATGCTTCTCCCACCGACACACCCACAAGGCTCTGTCCGCTCGTCATATCGGGTATAGTGTCGATAATATCCATATTGCTGTTGAAGTCCTCGATGCTGAACCTGTCCGACCTGTCGGGCTTTTTAAGTCCGAGATTTTCCGTGAAACTAGCCAACTATACTTCCCCCTTCCGCATTTTTGCCGACTATGAGATAGTACACCTTGAAAGCGTATGTTCCGCCCTGGTCAGAGTTGTGTTCAAGGTATGCCTCCCAGTCGATGTCCCTGCCGTTGCTTGCGACTTTGTATTGAAAACTCTGCGACTTGAAGTGCTTTTTGCCCCAGTCGCACACCATAAACACCGCAGGGTTAGTGACCCCCGAGGGTATCATGCCTGTGCGTGTATTGTATGACCACTGAGAACCGTTGTCGGCGTTGACCTTCATATTCACCGTGAAAGACCCCCACCGCATATACAGTGGGTAGAGCCTGTTCACAAGACTTACTATCTGCGCCGCTGTCTTTGCACGAAACACCGCTGTACCGCCGTCTAAAAGCTCGTCCGTCTGTTCGCCCGAGTACCGCAGCTCATACTCCTCCTCGCCCACTATTTCTTCAAGAGCTGCCACCCTCGCCGTGAGCTGCTGGATAAGCTCCTCGGTGGTGGGCGTTGTCTGACCTGTGTCTGCTGTATCGGCAGTATTCTCCGCCTGCGTATCAGCCACAGTTGTTATCTCATTCTCGTCCATAATCTCGCCCCCTTAAAGCTGTTCTTCAACGCTCAGACCCACCGCAGAAATATCGGCTGAAAGTCCGCCGTCAAAATTGAATCCTATGTTAGTTATTGGTATATCGTAGCTTTCACCGCTGTCGCTGACGTATGTTATCACGTCACCGACGTCAAATCGTGGGTCGCCAAGGCGGTGAAAAAGCTCCGTTGTATACCACGAAAAGCCGCCTATCCTATGCCACAATGACCGCAGCAGCGACATTGTCATATATGGATTTTCAAACTCCAGCACACGCCCTGCCGTGCCTGTGGTGTTGCCCAGCCGCAGAGTTTCGCTGTCGCTGACCTTGCAGATGATACCGACTATCACATTTTGCCGTTCGCTGAGTGTTGGCAGGTCGATAGTGTTGTTGTCCAGTATCTTCACGCTCGAGCCGTACCATTTGCGGACGTATCTGCCGTATCGGTCAACAAAACCGAACTCGCCTTGTGCCGAGGCGATGTAACTGAGCATTTGCCGCATTGTGGTGTCTTTGGGTATAGAGCTTATTTTGAAGTCGAAGTTTGCAGTCTTTAGGCGTATATGCCCCTTGCCGTAGAGCCTTGCTCCGCCCTTTACACGGAGCTTTGCAGGGATGGTGTAGTCGTTGCCGTTTTGCAGTCCAAGCTGCTTGCATATGTCATCCTCAACAGCTTTTGACCACGCAGGTAGCTTGACCTTTGGCACATAGGTCTTGTCGGAGAAGTAAAGCCTATCCGCAAGAGTGACCTCAGTATTTCCGCCCGACTTTTTCGACTTGACACAAGTAAACCGCCCAAGGGGTATTCTCTCTCCGTCAAGCACCTCTCCAAGCTTGCTTATCTGCTCCACTGTCAGCTTTGAAAGTTCTGCGTAGGTGTAGGCTTCTAGGGTGGAGTAGGTGGTAAAAGCCGAGCTGTCTTTCATATACAAACTGAAAACATACTCATTCCCAAGATACTTAGTTCCGTCGTCAACAAGCTCCGCCGTCACACTCTGAGAGCAGACAGCACCAAGCTCTATATCATCACTCAGAGAGGTTGCTTGAATGTCCGTCTGAACGTTCTGAATGCCGTCATATGCCACAGGTTCTCCGCTCTGAGCGTCCTCTATCCACATACCCCACAAGGCTTTGTAACTCTCTATCCTGCTTGTTATCTCATTGCTTGCTATGGTGTACATATGCCCTCCTAACGTTCTGCGAATGTGACAGTACAGCTCTTGTAATACTCACCACCGTCAAGTCTGACAAGCCCCTGCGGTACATAGTCGCTTGCGTTGGCGGATATAGAATAATACTTGCCGTTGTGCCAAAACTCCAGTTCTGCAAAGTCGGGTCCGTCCTCGATAAGGGATTGTATCTCGGCTGAATCTGCGACAGGAAGCATTGTCCACTTGCAAGGCAGTTTGTATTTGCAGAACTTTCTTGCACCCACAAACAGACCTGTTGTATTCACTCGTCCTGAACCTGCCGTCCATTCGTAACAGTTTACAGGGCTCCAGCTATCAGGGTCAGGGTCTGTCACCCACACGCCGTTTATCTTTAGCAATGTTCCTGTCAAAATGCACTCACTCCCGTCTTACGTTTATACTGATTGTTGCTGTCCTGCATACACTTGAAAAGCACCTTGCTGTCAACTGTTCCGAAGAACACAGGGTCATAAGCTTTCAGCCAATCAAGTATAGCGTTCAGCACCCTTAACACCTCGTCCAGCTTGCCGTTATCAAGCATACCTTGCAGTTTGCTAAGAGGTGAGATCACCTCCGGGTCTGCTTTTGCGTTCCTGTTATCGCCCACCATTGCAAGGGTCGGTGCTGTGGCAAGTCCGCCTGTGGCAAGCTTTGGTATCTCAGGTATGCTTATTGTGTCAAGGTCAAAACCGAATGTTTCTCCGCCTATGCCAGGCACCCAATCAGGCACATCAAAACTCAGGCTGTTAATGCCGTCGATTATCCAGTTGACCGCACTTTCAATAGCACTGGTCATTTTGTTTACTGCACCGATAATTAGGGTTATAGGTGCTTTCACAACGCTGTAAAGCGTATCCCACACGCCTTTGAAGATCTTCTTTACACCCTGCCAAGCCTTCTTCCAGCTACCTGTGAAAATGCCTTTTACGAACATTATAATGCCGTTGAGAATGGTCTTTACGCCTCCGAAAGCGTCTGAAAAGGTCTTTTTGAACCACTTGCCTATGCCTTTGAAAACGCCCTTGACAGCGTTAAGAAGCTTTGTGAAGATCTCCTTTATCTTTGCAATACCCTCAGATACGGCATTATACAGACCTTGTATGATATATCCGCCCATTTCAGCCATGACCTTACTAGGGCTGTGAATACCAAAACAGTTCTTGAAACCCTCAATAAATGGTGTAAGAACATGGTCATAAAGCCAAGTGCCTATGCCCTTGAAAGCGTCAACAATACCTGTGAAAAGCCCCTCAACAATATTACCGCCACAGTCCTGTATCTTCTCCGTAAAGTAGTCACGGATACTGAAAACAGCGTCCTTGATAAAGCCCCACAGCACCGATACCGCACCGCCAATGGCTGAGCCTATGGCCTTGAAAAGCTTTGTGGCAATACCGCTCCAATCTATTGTAGAAATGAACGTCCACAGCTTTTCGCCTATGCCCTGCCAGTTTACAGTTTGCAGGAAGTTTATTGCCGTATCAAGCAGACCCTTCACGCCCTCAGAGATAGTCGTTCCTGCCTTGCCCCAATCAATCTCATCAAACCAGCCGTTCACAGAAGTGCCTATGGACGAGCCAAAGCCCGACCAATCAAAGGTGGTAACGAACGAATAAAGATAGTCGATGATAGCTTGCCATTTTGAAGCAAGGGTCTTTCCGATAAGCGACCAATTCGTTTTCTTTATACCGCCGTTAAGAAAATTAGCCGTACCCTTGCCGAAGCCTGCCCAATCGAACTTCTTCATAAAGCGGTATCCTGCACCAAAAATTGTGTTTATGCCTCCGCCGAAGCTGTCCCCAAGACCTGTCCAATCAACGCCGTTAATAAAGCTGTTCAGACCGTCTGTAAGCTTATCCACAAAGACATTCAGCTTTTTCTGAATACCGTCCCAGTTGATGTATGCGAAAGCTCCGTTGACCTTTTCAGCCACAAGAGAGCCTACTCCTGCCCAATCGCCCGACTTAATGGCGTCTTTCATACGCTCCGCCCAATCAGGAAGCTGAACGTTGTCGCCGTTTATGGCTGAGTAATCAATGCCGCCCTCTGAACTGTCTGTATCGGACTTGCTCTGATCCGGTGCAACTCTTACAACGTCAAAGTCTGCAAGGTAAGTGTCCTGAGTTTTCTTTATCTTCTCCGCTGACTTCTGCGCCTGCTTTGTCGCCTGCAAGGACTTCTGATAGGTGGTGCCGAAAAGCTCAGAGATAAACGCTGCCACAGTTTTTGTCGCCGTTGCTACGCCAGTCATAAGCGTATTGAGATACGGCATAACTGTGTTCATTATCGGTGTGAAAGCTATGGTAAGGTTTGCTTTTATTTCGTTTAAGGACTTGGCAAATTCTTCATTGCCTGAAACAGCGTTTGCAACAGCGGAACGTATTCCTTTCAGCAAAACAAGCACGCCTGCCATTAAGAACACTCTTTTTGCCGCAGATTTGAGCGAATGAGTAAACTTGCTCAGCGGTTTTGAAGTGCTGTCGATAGTTGTTTTAAGCCTGCTGAATTTGGATTTAACTGCGTCAACAGCCTTTGAGCCTGCCGAACGCATTGTCCTAAAAGCCCCTCCAAGAGTTGACTTCACCGCCTTGCCTGCAAATGAAGCGACTTTTTTTAGTTTCTCAATAGCAGTTGTCCCTGTTTTTCCGCAGTTGCTAAATGTTTCCTCATATTCGCTAAGTTTTGTTTGAGTTTTATCTATAACTCCCTGCTGACTTATAAGCTTACTTTCAACGCCATTAAGTTCTGAAACTATCTTTGCAGCTTCTTCGTCTGAACTAGCGTTTGCAAGAGCAGCTTGTAGCTCTTTATACTTAGCCTGCAACAGGCTCATTTTTTCTGTTGCATTTTCGAGTTGGAGATTAAGCCTTTCAAATTCACTTTCAGGTATTTCAAAATCACCAAAGCTCTCTGTCGCTGTTTTAGCCGCCTCGTCAGCCTTTGCCGTAATTTGCTGAGCGATATCATCAACCTCAGCCTCTATCTTATCAGGGTCATACTCAGGATTGTAATGTATCTGCACAACTTTAGGCTTGATGTTTTCGATTTGGTCGGTGGTGTTTTTTATATGCTCATTGGCTTTATCGATTTCAGACACCACCTTTGCAGTAGCCTCCTGCATACTCTTCTGAGCGATCTCCGACGCACTGCCAAAGCCCTCGTCTATGGCTTTAGTGGTCTTATCCATAGCGTTCTCAACAGCTTTCTCTGCCTGCTCTACTGGCTTTGAAAAGCCGTTCTGTATGCTTGCAGATATCTTGTCAAGCTGCTCCTGCACCTTGTTTTTTATCACAAGGTCAAGAGATATAACACCAACGCTTGCTCCGTCTGCCATTACTTATCACCTGCCTTTCCGAACATTCCCTTGAACAGCCTTTCAAAGTATCTCGCAGTTTCAAGCTTGTCCTGCTCTGTGAACGTTTCTTTTGCTTTCTGACTTCTGAACGCCGTCCATTCTGAGCGTATCTGCTTTTCATACCTGTCGAAATTATTTATGATGTCCTTGTTGTCCTCGCTCCTGATACGAACGATCTGACCCAGTGGTGTATCGTGCATAAGCCCTGCAACGAGCCTGTACCAATCGCTGTAATGCAGATTTTCCTGCTCTGAGGGCAGGATATTGTACTGCTTTGCAATGGATTGTATGATAAGCTCTCGGTCATAGTCAAGATCGTACCAGCTTTCTTCAAACTTACTCTGCGTTTTCCTGCGGAAATCGAGCCTCTGTCTTTTCTGCGTCCTCGCCTGTTACCGCTGAGATAACAAGAGTGAAAAGCTGCTGATATGCCGCCCAAGGCATATTCATTGCCTCTATCTCCTTGTAGTCCTTTGGTGCGAACGCAAGCTTGAAAACCTCGTCTATCATATCAAGGTCTTTCTTTTCAGCGTTCTTGTCGCAGATGTCAAGTATCTTCTTGACAGTTTTCTGCCTGTCATCCACAGGGTAGACCTTGTCGCCTACTCTTATCTCAGGTGTACCTGTAAGAAGCTTGCTGTCGAGTGTATACATCTTTGCCATAGTTATTATCCTTTCTGTTTTTGTGCATAATAAAAGCACCCCGATCTCTCGAAGTGCTTGACTTTGATATTTTGTTGTGATATAATATAAACAAAGAAGGGTACTGCATACAGCCTTACGGCTTGCGGTTCTCCCTCGATGATATGTTACAAAAATAACCGTCACATCTTGGTAGGAGGGCGGTTATTTTTTATTCTTATTATTGCCTGCAAGGTTGATTATGTTAATTAAAACGTTTATCAACGTAAGTATTTCAAGAATACTCATGCCGCTCACCCCCATTTCTGAGGGAAAGAACTGAACCGCCTACCGTTATATGCAGCACCCGAAGATATTATATCACGGGTGCTTTATTTTGTCAAATCATGTTTTATCCTGCCTCAGTAAACTCAGGCTTACCGTCGGAAGCAAAGTCGAACGCAAGCGGTGCGACTGCCGTTGAATCTCCGCCGCCCCATTCTGTTACGCTGACAACGCCCTTGATAACAAGCTTTGCTCCGCTTGGGAAATTCCACACAAGGGTGGTAGTTGCCGCCGCACCTGTTTTGAGTGCAAGGCTCTCGATGTAGTCATTGCCTGCGTCACCGACGTTTCTCTTGCCTGAGATACTGATAGTGATAGACTTACCAGTGAGCAGACGTCTTGTCCAGCCCTGCTGATCAAAAGGCTTCCACTCCTCGATATTGCCGTCAATGGATACTGAAAAGCTCTCCATATCGGCAATAGTCACAAGATTGCCCTCTGTCGAGCCGTCACCGCCTGTCTTGTCTATCTTGAACTGGTTTTCATATACGGGATAAACTCCTGTTGTGTTTGCCATACTCATTCATTCCTTTCGTAATATACTGTTGCCTCGATAACATATTCACACACGCCTCGCTCGTCCCTGCCAACAGAAACAGGCTCTTTGCATTCGAGATACTTTACCATAAAGCCGTCAGCCTTATGCTGGCGTATATCGGATAGGATATCAAGAACGCTTTGAGCCTTTATCTCTGCCTGCGTGGGAGTATCAGTCCAATGAATAAGCACCGAGATATGTTTTTCAAGTGTTTTGGTGCAGGCTTTTCCGCCTATGCAGATACGCTGCGGCTTTGAGGTCTTTGCGTTGTACACGCCTATGCACTTGTCAAGGTTGCCGTCAATAGTGCCTGCGTACACGTCCTCGAATGTGAGGATATCGCTCAGCATATCCGCTATGTTAAGTAAATTCATACGCCTGTCCTCTTTTTGAACTCTGCCACAAACTCATTTTTGGCAAGGTCCTTTTTACTGCCTGTGATATATGGCTCAAGCCAAGCCGCACCTGCGTTGGGGTTATTCCCTTTCTGAAAATGATACTCAGGGTGATAGTACAAACGTCTTGCCTGCGGAGAGCCTGTTACAAGACTTGCACCGCTTTCGTCAGCGTGGACAAAGGTCTGGTTATCCTGCATATCGCCTGTATCGAACGGCATTGTCTGAGCACTTACAAGGTCTGTCCTCACCTGCTCCATAGCCACCTCAGCAGACTTCACAGCAGCATCTTCGATAGCCTTTATTGCCTGCACATCAAGCTTTATTTCAATGCCCATCATATCAACTCCAATCTTGTGTAATTCACCCTGCCGTCAGGGTCTTTGGCTTTCTCAGAGCCATATATCTTGTACGTCCTGCCGCCTATGACCGCATAGCCCTCTATAACAGCGTTATCAGGGGCGATATCTCCGCAGAAAAGAGCCTCGCCTGACAAGGTTATAAGCTGTTTCTCTGCGGATAATTTCTGCCTTGACTTCTCAGAGTGAAAGCATTTGCCCTCAAATATGACCGTCTGCTTCTTTGAGCCGTCACGATTAAGTCCGTCCGTTCGATAGACCTTGCAGGGCTTTTTGCATACCCTTTCAGGTACAAGCTGAGGAAACTTCATTACATCAGCCCCCTATAACATAGTCCTGTCTGCATAAGCACATTGTAGACCTGACGTGTTGTGATAACGCCGTCAAGAGATACCACCTTTGACTTATCGAATGACATTGAAACTCCGCTTATGCTGTAAGCACTCAGAGGGCTTTCTAACAGCTCCGAATTGTCATAGATGAATTTCATCTGCAAGGCTGTGGAACGCTTTATACGCTCTCTCTGAAAGTCTGTAAAGCTGTCAATGCCCTCTGCTGTTATGCGGTTGAAAGTCAGCGTGTCGATATCGCTTTCTGCTCTTTGCCGAATAGCCGAGAACTGTTCTTCGGAGATATCACACTCAGGACAGATATTGCAAAACTCAGTAGAGGTGAGGTACATATCCCTCACCCCTTACTCGCTGTACTCTGCTGTGTCAACGTCAGCGTAAATGCTGTCTATCTTTCCGTCCTTGCCGTTGGGGAAAGTGAAAACATCTGAGAACGCTCTGTTCTGATAGAGCCAGCCGTCACCCTCTGTGTGTCCGCCCGGAGCAAAGCTGTAAATGCTGTTGATCTTAGGCACTATCTTTGTGGTCTCAGGTGTTGCGATAAGCACGTTTATCTTGTGTGAGCCTGCGACTTTTTCATAGTATGTATCAAGTGCAGACTTGCTCGGTGTGCCTGATACCTTAGTGTAAGAGCCGCTTGATTCGGTGTAATACTCCTTGCCGCTCACGATATCGGTATCAGCGGTCTTTACATAGCTTGCCACGCAAGGCTCAAAACCGCCGTCCTCAGGATCAAAGTTGAAGCGGTCATAGAAACGCTCATCATCAATGACCTCCATGATAGGCACACCGTCAATGTCGGTCACTCTTGTTCTAAGACCAAGTCCTCCCTCTGCGATCTGCGTCATTTCTATCTTTCGTGTGAACTTGTCAGACTGCTCAAGCAGGTCCATAATTGTGGAAGTCACATACATAATGAGCGAGCCGTTAGACTTGTATCTTCTCAGCTTGCCTGATGAAAGAAAGCCTTTGAGCTTGTCGAAAACATTCGCCTTTGTGTATGATGAGGCGGCTGTTGAAGAGTGATAGCCCTCAAGTGCCTGTGCCTTTGCGGCTGTCTTTGAGAAGAAAAGAGCGTCCGTTTCGGGAGCAGACTGTGTTTTCTCGAATACCTCTGAGATATTCTTGATAGAGGCTGTTGAGTTCGTTTCGTCAACGTCAGCCTTATCCACAAGAAACTCAACATCACGGTCGTGTGTAAGAGTGAAAGGCACGTCCGTCTGAACATACTTACCTGTGTTCCAGCCGCCGTTTCTGTTGTGGCTCTTGTAGCCTGATGTTGACATCTGTGTGAAGTGGAAAGTCTTTGCGTCAAGCCACCTAACGTTCTGTGTGATGAACGGGCTTGACAGTGTTTCCTGGATCCTTATCTCCAAAAGTTCGGGGTTCCATACTTCTGCGTAATTAAGATTTGGCATGATTCATTCCTCCTGTTTTTACTTGAATTTGTTCCAGCGTTTCTGCGCTGTTGGTTTGCTCTGTGGCTTCTTTTCATCAGTATCCGAAGATCCTGCACCGACCTTGAAACCGCCCTGCTTTTTGCCGTCGGACTTTTTATCGCCCTCGCCTTTCATATCCGGATACTTCTTCACAACCGCAGAAAGGGCGGCGTTGATATCCTGCTGACTGCCGTTTCTCACATAGCTTTCAGCCACCGCAACAGCGTCCTCGATACAGTCGGGCTTGATACCAAGCTGCATAGCGGCTATCTGAGTTTTGAGCCTGAGTATCTCCTGGTCCTTTTCATCAGGTGCGTTCTCTGCACTGTCCTGCTTGTCGGACTTATCCTCGCTTGGCTGTTCCTGCTTATCTTCCGCAAGCCTGTCAGCACCCTCGCCGTTCTCGTCAGCCTGACTATCGTCCACCGCAGGCTGTTCCTTGTCGGCAGAGTTCTCATCTGCCTTGTCCACAGGCTTTTCCTCAGCTTTTGGCTCGTCCTTTTTCTCCTCGTGAGTGTCGGGAGTTTTCTTCTCCTCCTCATCAGGGAGTTTCTTTTTCTCGTCCATTTTCTGACCTCGCTTTCTTAATTTTGTGTATGAAAAAAGCACCCGTTAAGGTGCTTAGTTCCGATGTTTGATTAGTCTATTGTCTGCCAATCTTCCGACAGCATATCTGCTTGACTTGCAAGCCAGCCAAGTTGTACGCCAGAAGTTCCCACAAACGCTAATGCTTTATTGCCCATATCCTTATGGTTTACATTTGTCACAGTACCATTAGGTGATTTATAACTAACATTAGTGGCAAGCTCAACATACTGTCCTTTGCCGTTCCAGCCTTTTCTTGCTATTTTCTTACCTCTCTTTGTTTCTTCGATCGCCTGTCCGAAATTCATATTTATCCGTCCTTTCTGATTTTGGGTATAAAAATACCGCTCGACCTTAGTCAAGCGGTTATTTGTATTATTCAATATCGATTATCGGCTCCCACCGATAATGTCCGTTGCACTCTTTGTTAGTGCAGACAAAGTAATGTGCCTTATCTGCTGTTGTATTCACAGGAACATAGTAGCCGTTATGGCAAACAGGACACTCAACTTTTTCGCCTTTTTTTAGCTTTGTGAGAATATCATTTTCTTCTGCCATGAACATAGCCCCCTTTTCTCCAGTTAAATTCAGGATAAACGTCTTTTACTGCTTTTATTATAGTCCGCTTTTCTGAAATTGTCAAGTAATCTCTGTTTCTTGCGTGTTTTAATTCTTGAGCCAAGCATACACACTCAGACCATTGACTTTGTGATATTCCGTATTTCCAATGCGTGCGTTCGTGAATAACGGAACGTGCTGCCCATTTGACATTCTTGCAGTTACTCAAGAATATTCTTATTTCACCATTTCTTTCATCACCTCGAACTCCGTCCGACCGCCTTTCATACGTCAACTTGATACGCTGAGGTAAACTCTCAATATCTTTTAACGTTTCTAAGCCTATCTTGCTTGTTTTTAACTCTTCAACGATCTTGTCAGCTGTTATTTCAGCATTTTCAGGCATTTCATTCTCATTGAAAATATCAATATCCTTTGCATTGTTTATTGAACCACCATACACTTTCTCCCTACCATAATCCCTATGCAGCACCTCATTATGCTCATCAACGAACGCCTTCAATTCCTGTTGTGCCTGCCTGAGTTTTCGGCGGTATTCCTTTGCTGTATCAGGGTCGCAGGTGCCTGCCGCAAAGCGTTTGAACTTGCGTATCTTCCGCTCCATTGCACGCTGTTTCTGTTCAAGCTGTCGCTGCTCTTTTATCTTCTCCGCCGGTATCGGCTCAGGTATCTGCGTTCTGCCGTGTATATACTGCGTCATTGTGTGACGGCAGTTGGGGTGGAAAAGCCCGTTCTTTACGGCGTATGACAGCAGCCAAAACCACTCACCGCAGTAATTTGACTTGCCTTGAAACTCGTCCTTTTCCCCCTCCCATACTGTGAACACATCATCAATGTATACTTGACCTTGCCAAGGCTCACAGGTCTTTGAACAGCCGCCATACTGCGACACAAGCACCGTATCATAGCCAAGCTCTGCAAAGCGTTTCGCCGCACCCTGCAACGCTGCCCTTGTGGACGTTGTCCGCAGAGCCATTTGCACATAGTCGGCAATGTTCACTCGCTTGCCGTCAGCGTATACGATACAGTTTATGCCCTTGTCGAGGAAGTCCCTTGTGGCAAGGTCGATAGCCTCGTTAAGCGTCATAGAGCCTGTTCCCATTGCAAGCTGTACCCTATTCAAAGTCTGCCTGTAAATATCGTCTGTCATTCGCAGAGCGGCTGTTTCAGCGGTCTTTTCAAGGGTGGTGACGTCTTCCATAAGCTTTGCCATTTTCTTTTCGTTCACGCCAAAGAAATGCTTGTCGGGGATAGGTGTTATAGGCTCGTCAGAAAGCTCCTGAGCACTCCGTTGTGCCTGCTGCTGACCCTCTTGAAACTGCTCCGTCATAAGCTGTCTTGTCTGATCGTCGATAACGTCAACGTACTCATTCATGATGTCGAGGTTTTCGTGGCGGAAGTTCTCCATATTTTTCAGTTTCTCAGCCTGCCAAGCAGACCATTCAAAGCCGTAACGCTGCTCTTCCGCCTTGTGCATTTTGAGATTGCGTTTCAGTGAAGATATGAGCCTTAGCTCTATCTCCTCAAATATTTTGGCTATGTCCTTAAAATTAAGCGTACTCATCACCTACCGCAGTAGGCTCACCCTCTGTAAGCCCCTTTTCCTGCATTATCCGCTTGACCTCTGCAGCTTTCCAATCGTCCTCTTTAGAACTGCCCCACAGCTCCTCCACCTGCGTTTCAACTGACATAATACCATATGTGCTTGCCTTGCCCACAGTCTCAACTCTGCTGTCAAAGTCAGGTGCACCGTACTCGCCAAAGTCAACTGTCACCTCATAAGTCTCAGGGGCTTTGCCCTGCATATTGTCATAGGTCATAAGCACCGCAGAAACAAGCTGCGGCAGAGCCTTTTCAAGAGCCGTTGTGATAGTGTTTCGGGTGTTGCCTGTGACGTCTTTCTTCTCTCGCTGAGCGTCCGCACTTGACATCTTGCCCACATCTATGCCAAGCGTGGCAGGAGATACAAGCCCTTGCAGACACATAAGCAGGCAATTTGTATAGCTTGCCACAAACGCTTCATACTTGATATCAGGCTGAACTACTTCTATCTTAGGCACTGCACCCTCTGCCGAAAGCGGTGGGTCAATGCTTATGTAACTGTTGCCGAACTGGTTAGGCTCTTTAAGCTTGCCGTTTGCAGGATCTCTAGGTATCATGCTTTCGGGGATATACTGCTTTACCCTGCCTGCTCTGATAGCGTCCCACCATTGTGAGATCACCTCGTCCAAAGCGTCAAAGCAATCAGACTTACCGCCGTCAAAAATGCTCTTGCCCCTGTTCGTATACTTTCGTGATGAAAAGAATTTCAGCGGCACAGCCATTATATACTCGCCATCAAACTCAGTTCGGGGCGGTATCTGTGCAAGGCAAGGCACGTTGTCCAAACCGACCTCGTGACCGTTATCGTCATACAGACGGCTTTCTATGTACCCCTTACCGTAATGCTCTTCAAGGTGAAATCTCTTTGAGCCTGCATAATGCACAGAATGAAAAATGACCTCGTTCAGCAGACCTCGTACAAAGTTATACTCCAACTTGTCAGCACCGATAAACTCGACTATTGGCGTATCAGAAAGCTCAGTATCCACCGATATTTTGAAAGCTCCGTCGCCGTCAACAAGGGCGGTAACTATCGCCTTGCCTGTCAGCTCTGTGAAGTCTATATGCTCGCAGATATTCTCAAAGTCAGCCTTTGCTTTGTCACCTGTGACCTTGATATCGTCCATATCAGAATAGACAATGTATGACAGCGTATCGGTGATTATTGCAGGCAGACCGCTATGTATCTTGCGTATCTTTTCTTTCTCAGGGACGCTGCTCCAGAATGAATTTGTGCCTAAGTTAAGCTGACGAAAGAACTGTGAAAGCTCTGCGGCGTCACCACGATACCAAAGCTGTGACCTTATCACATCTGTCATAAAACCTGTTTTCTCTGTGATAGTTATGCTGTATTCGGGTGCAGGCTGGATATCAAGCCAGTTTCTTATCATATTTTTCACCTTGTTTCCTATGCTGAATTTAGTCAATCTTCACACTTCCTATCTTGTCACGATACGGCAGCCAGGCATACTGACAGGAATTGATAAGGTGGTCGTTGCCGTCCTCAGGCTCAGCCTTATCCTCTTTCCAACTGTATATGTTAAGCTCGCCTGCGTACTCCTTGCAATGCTCAAGGATATAAAAAACACCTGCCGCCAGCCAAGCTGACTGCAAGTGTATTCGGTCAATTATTTTCGTTTTCTTGAATGCCGGGATAAAATTATATATGCTGCCTGTGAGCCGTCCGAACTTCTGACATTCAAGTATGGTCGCCTGATCTGCGCTGTCGATATACACATCTCGTGCAAAGCCCCACGTCCTGCGATTTTTCTCCAAGAACACCGTGAATATTTTCGGTATGTCGGAGGGCGTGAGCGGCACTTGTCTGTCACGATTGTTGTATACCTCTTCATCGAGCAGAACGCATTTGCGGTCGGCTGTTATGCCCACAAAGGTGAACGCTATGGTATCAGGCGAGGATTGCGAGTAAGCGGTGTCAAGTCCGGCTGAGAAGTACACATAATTGAAAGCTTTCGCCTGCTCTGCTGTCAAGATATTTCGCTTTTGCAGGTCAAACACAAGCCCTGTTGCACGTCCTCTCAGACCGAGTATCTTGTTTTTATACAGCTTTGTGCCTTTCGGAGCGGCAGCCATTTTCCGCTTGATATCCTCATCAGTAAGTGAAAGATTATCACGAAAAGTAAAGAACCAGTACCGCCAATTGGGTACAGGTTCTTCTGTAAGCTCTTTCATTATCTCCGCAGGCACGTCACAGGCGTATTTCTGATACGGACGTGAGCGGTTGACAAACTCTTTATACACAGGGAGAGAGGGGTCGTCAGGGTTGAGGGTCGCCATAAGATAATCGTTTCGGGTTGACATCTCACGGACAAACTCGATATCGGCGGTATTTATCTCGTCGATATAAACGCAGCCGAACTGAGCGCCCAGCACCATTTCCCACTTATCCTTGTTGTCATATCCCAGAACATAGATTATCTTGCCCTCAAACTTGATATGCGGCAGTTTGTAGTCCTTATCACCGTTGCCGAAGTACCGAGCATTGGTGTGCAGGTCAAGAATGCCGTTATCCTGCTGAATGATAGTTTCCTCAGCCTTTCCCGTAGTCTTAGCGGCAATGACGTGAAGCTTTTTCCTGCTTGCCGACACCATACGCATGAACTTTATTCCTGCGCCCACAGTTGTTTTGCCGCTTGCGGTAGTCCCCTCAAGAAAATCCGCAGACACACCCCGAACGCTGTTGATGAAGTCCATATACTTCTGCGACAGGGGAAACTTACTCGTCAAGCCCCTCACCGCCTATCTGAGCAAAAACGTCCGAAAGCTTTTCAGAGGTCTTGACCTCCGCCTGTATCTTAGCCACATACTCTCCTGTCATTTTATTGAGGGTATCGACGGCTCTGATACGGTCAGCAGGGTCATTCTTTCCGTCCTTAGCGATATCAGACAAGAGCGCCTGCCTCTCCTTTGCAGTCATTATACGCTCGTTCTGAGCTTTCTCGGACAGCACACGGATATACTCCGCAACACTAGGATTATCTAGGATTTTGCAGGCGTCAGCTTTCGCATACTTCTCGCTGTATCCTGCCTTTATAGCACTCTGAACGGTGTTGCCGCTCTGAGCATAGTATTCTGCAAATTTCTTTTGCCGTGCTGTCATGAGGGCACCGTCCTTTCTGAGATTTTGATATAAAAAAGAACTGCCACATTGTTGTAGCAGTTCGTAAGATTATTTTTTGTCAATGATATAATTTAATTCATCAGCAGATAAGTTCGTTGAATAAATACCTTTTTCTTTATCCTTTGTAACTTCATAAAATCTTTCAAGCATTTCTTCATACCTAGGCAATATGTTCCAATGGCTATTAAACTCACAATTTTCAAATTCCTCAAACTTGTGATTATTTTTCACAAGCCATTTAGCGTAAACATAATGTTCTGTTTCTTCATTTCCGTCAAAGCCTCTGAACATATAGTCTTCACGATCTAGGCCTGTCACATCTTCAAGATTGTCAAAAGAGAAGACCATACGTCTAAACATACCTAAAATTTCATACACTTTTTCGGAAACTGATTGTGGCACTTCAAACAACGACGGACCTATATCGTCATATTCATATTCAAACCCCTGTGCGAGAATGTCTTGATATATCTCATATTGTTCAGCGCTATCAGTATCAAGGCGTTTAAGTATCTCATACTGATTAAAAAGTATTATTCTGTCTTTTCTGCTAAGTTCCATTTTAGAACCTCCTTTTGTTCATTTTCTATATATTAGCATATAAAGCATAAAATATCAAGGCTATAAACAAAAATTCTCCCTACTGCACAAAATCATTTTGCCTTTTTTATGCAGTATATCAAAAATTCGACATTTATGAACCTTTTGCGACACAACGCAAAAGCGACCGCAAAATGCAGCCGCCCTTGTGAAAATATTATAAGGAGTTTTGTAAATGGTGGAGCAGATGTTGAGCTGGCACGCTCTCGACCTGCAAATCGAAAGCCGCAGTATGGGGAATACGGCTTTCAGACCCTGCCCGAACGCCTGCCCTTGCGAGCAAACGTTGGCAATGTAGTAGATATGAGAGATGTGCCTTTGTTTTCTGTCGGAAGCACGCCGACTTGGTGCAAGCTTTAAGTATAGCCCTCTGAGCCTGCATTCGCCGTTTTTCCTCTTATGGTAGATGAAAAACTTGGCATCAAAAAACGAAACCTCGGCTATTCCACCCGACGACGCACAGCCAAAGTGTGCAGGTTTTAAAGTTATACGATACCGATATTTTACGTTCTCGGTCTACGAGCTGTATAACAGGCTTGGCGTTCCGTGTGGGAATTGCACCCACTCAGACTTTGCGGAACATACGGAGCGTATGCTCCGTGGGTAAAAATTATTGGAGGATCTTTATGAAAGTCAGATAGTATCTACACTTTCCTCAGTTTAAATTATAACATAGGTAAAACGAACAGAGCGAACAAGTTTAAGCATTTTGCAAAAATCTTTTGACCGCCATTCTACAGCCGTCCGCTGTACCTCCGACCTTGTGTCCTATCTGTATCCAAGTCAATCCTTTTACAAACCTGAGTACAAATATCTTCCTCATTTGTCTATCATCTATCCCCTTGATAAACTCCTCCACAGCCCTCTGCTCACGCTCTAGCCGTGCCTGCTCGCACAGCAATGAAAGTGTATCACCACTTGGCAATAAGCCGTCTATGCGTGTGCTGTGTGGTGTGTAGGACGGCGGAGTGCATACGCTGATACTGTCGGCAACGTACTTGCCTGAAAGCTCTGCCTTGATGTCCTCAATGGCTGAGGCATTCCTGCGGTAGGCTTTCAGGCGTGACATGGTCATTGGGTCGTTTCTTTCCATAGGCTATCTCCTCTCTTATTCCCAGCACAACATACCCATTCTTTATTCCCCAGCCGTTGAGGATATATGTTATCTTGTATGTATGTCCTGATATCTCATGTTTTGCATGTTCTCTTACTGTGCCGTCTGAGCTACGATAAGACGTTCCGTCAGTCGGTATAAATCTTATCAGATCTCCTGTCTGAAAACCTCTGTCATTCTTTCTGACCTCAAAAGTTTTCTCACCGCTCTGAACTGCGTCACAAAATTCTATGCTAAGTTTCAGATTATGTGTTTTCACTCTTTTGCCTCCTCACACCTCAACTCTTCCAGCCTACAATACACCAACGTATTGCCACAAGTCTTGTCAGCGATCTCTGCCTGATAGAAGAACTGACCTGTCTTACTGCTCTTGCGGATAATGCACCCTGTCAGTTCGTAGCAATCAGAGCCGTTGTAGCTCACCCTGCGTCCGAGACTCTTCTTTACTTCATGTATCGTCATAGCTCCTCTATCCTCACATAAATGCCGGGTATGTCCGCCCAAAACTTCTCGCATATCTCACTCGCCACAAGCTGGTCGTCTGTCCAGAAGTCAAGCTTTGTCATACAGTCCTTGAACATCTTCTGCAGGTTGTCTGTGTCAGGCTTGCTGATCTTGTACTCTCCGTCCTTGTGTTTGCCGTCATTAGGAAACAGCCACTTTGTTACCAACCTTATCCCACAGATGTATTTTTCAGGCGGTCTGTGCCTTGCTAGGTTTGCCGTGAGCTTTTCTTTTGCCGCCTTGACATCGGGTGGGTCATAAAATATCGGCTTGCCGTTTCTCACTGCCACCTTGTGCTCCTGCGCCGTAGCCGTCGGCGGTATCATCGCCATAAAAAATTCAGTCATTGTTATCTGCCCCTCTCGTGCGGTCGGTGTGCTAGCCGCCTTATTATTTCAGAATAGATTTTCGGGCGGCTTATGCCCGAAAATATATATTATGTAATAATATACTTTTTCTTCCCTCGGGAAAAAGTCGGTATTTTGCCAACATTTTCTTCCCAAGGGAAAACACCGATATTTTCCTTACACTTACTCGATTTTTTCCTTTCCGTTTCAAAGTAAATTTTCTCGACTTTTTCCTTTCTTTCACTCATTTTTTTAAGCCGCATTCTCCGCCATCTATCCAAAAACCACCATGCTCTTTTAACCTTGAACGCACTGTCTTTTCGGTAACTGCAAGATACTCCGCCAGCTCAGAAATGCGGCACTTGCCGTTCTCCTGCACACCGCTGAAAGCTGTTTCAATGCTCTCCTTGCGCTCCTTGCTGCGGTCTTCATTGGTTTTCTTCTTGCTGAAATTCTTCTTCCAATTCGGTGTGATGTCCTCTACCTCGCAGTCTTTAAGCACGCCCACAGTATCCTCTCTGTGAACAGGATAATCAAACCACATATCGAGGGGAGCAAATTTCGGAAACTCTCTCAGAGTACCCTCTATACGCCATGCAGTGCGGTTTCTTACCGCAAGCTTAGCCTTGTCTATGTCGGTCATCATAAGCTTGTATGAGTTCGGGTGCAGATACTTGTGGGTTATCTCCAGCATTTTTGACGGCGTAACAAAATCGTCCTGTGAACAAAGGTCATCAGTATTTCTGTAAAATCTCCTCATCCAGTTCTCGCAGATACGGCAAACAGTTTCGTCCTCCTGCTGTTTGTAAAGGCTGTCTGAGATGTCAAGTTCTGAAAGGTCAAGAAGTGCGTCAGGGTCACGGGCGAATACTCCTGAACCGCTGGCTCTGTCCATTGAACGCTTACCGCCCTGCGCTCCCTTTGAGTGGTGGTGGCAGTATATGACCGCACAGCCAAGCTCTGTGCATACCTTGTCAAACTGGTTGCAGAAGTGCGCCATTTGGTCTGCTGAGTTCTCATCGCCTGTTATGACCTTGTAGATAGGGTCTATTATCACGGCAATGTAATTCTTCTTGCTTGCTCGGCGTATAAGCTTTGGTGCAAGCTTGTCCATTGGTACGCTGTGACCTCGCAGGTTCCATATGTCTATGCTGTTGAGGTTATCAGGCTCTAGGTGCATTGCGGTGTACACGTCCTTGAAACGGTGCAGACAAGATGCTCTGTCAAGCTCTAGGTTGACGTATAGTATCTTTCCTTTGGTGCATTGCCAGCCAAACCACTTTACCCCCTCAGCTATCGCCACGCACATTTCGATAAGTGCATAAGACTTGCCTGCCTTTGACGGACCTGCAATGAGCATTTTGTGACCCTGTCTGAGAACACCGTCAATAAGTGGCGGAGCAAGCTCAGGCAGGTTATCCCACTCAGCACTCAGGCTCTCAGGGTCGGGGAGATCATCATTGATACTCTCTATGTAATCTTTCCATTCTGAAAAGCTTTCTTTGCCTATGTTCTTGTCAATAATGAACTGTTTCTTGCCGTTTCTCATTACACCCGGCATACGGCTAAGACGTGAGGGATTGCGGTTTTGTTTATCTATGTCAAGGCCACTTTCCTTGCAGACCTTGTAAAGAAAATCAACACGCCTGCGGTATTCATCATAGTTGGGAGCGTCTATCTTGACGATAGCGTGAACGCTCTTTCCACCGCTGTATACAAGCACAGCGATAGGAAGTTCAAGCTCTCTCATCACAGCATTCTGCTGTTCTATAGGCATACTGTCGCTTTCAACAAGAGCATAGCGGTAGTCTGTTACATTCTCGTTCTTTACGCCCTTGCCGTCAAGAGGATTGAAGCGGATCCACGCTCCTGCCTCTTCCTTGTAGTCGCCAAACACCGCACCAATGTCGCCGTTACATTCGCCAAGCCTCTTGATAAGCTCCCCTGCCGTCCTGTCACAGCACCCTTTTGTGGGCAAATACCTGGTCTTGCCGTCCTTTTCTGTTTCCCACGTTTGCGTAACATAGCCCACGTTCTCTCCTGCCTCAAAGAGTGTTTCAAGATATGTGACTATCTCCTTGACAGGATCCCATTGGGCAGGCTCAGTGATCGGTATGCCCTCACCGCCGTTTACAAGGGGACTGCTTTCTTCTGCAACTATCTCGCCGTCCCAATCGTATGCCTTAAACTCATGGGGGCTGTATCCTCTCTCCTTTGCCATTTGCACGATAGTTCCTGCAGTCACGGGCTGAGCATTGCCGTTAAAGCCTTGCCACTTGTGTTCACACTCACCGCTGTGATAACGGCTGTCTGACCTCGACCAACTGTCCCAATCGTTCACGGAATAGCCCTCGTGTTTGAGAGCCATTCCCACATTGACCCATTCCTGATAATCACAGCTTGCAGGGTCTATGTACTCAAGCATTTTAAGCAAATTTGTGTTATCCATTCACTTCTCCTTAGTTCTCAGGTGTGTATGTTTTCGGGTCGATATCTCTTGGCACTCTCCAACCATTGGCAGAGATACGAGCTATCATCCTGCTTGCACTGTCAAAGCTCCAAGAGCCGACGTGTTCAAAACCTTTGCTTTCAAGCAGCCTTATCTGCTTTGGTGTGGTAAGTCCTGCATTGCGGCGCTTTTCAAGTCGGTCAAGGATAAGCTTTGCCTTGCCTGCGTTGTCTATATCGTCAGGGAAAATGCCCAGCTTTTCAAGCTTTGCTTTCTGCTTGTCGGTAGCAGGAGCACACTCCCAGCCAAAAGCAGGAACGTAAGAGGACAAGTCCTCAGCCTGTATTGACATTTCATACTGCAAAGGGTCAACGAGCTTTCGCTTGTGTGTTTTCATTTCTTTGAGCTGCTTTGCCAAAGACTCTTCACGCTGTGTCACAACGTCCTCGCTTGCCTGTTTTTCTGCCTCTTCGATATCCACTGCACAGCCTGCCTCACTGGCAAGGTTTTCGGTCATTTTCTCAGCGACCTCTTCATTCTGACAGATAAGGTGTGCAGGCCTGCAAAGCTCGTGGCGTTCTGTGTGCCATAGGAAATCCAGCAGTAAAAGCTCTGTCTTTCCCTCGCAAAGCCTTGTGCCTCTGCCTACCATTTGACAGTAAAGCCCACGCACTTTTGTTGGTCTTAACACGATAACGCAGTCAACTGACGGACAGTCCCAGCCCTCTGTGAGGAGCATTGAGTTGCACAGCACATTGTATTCGCCTTTGTCGAAAGCTTCAAGTATCTCCGCTCTGTCTGTGCTTTCTCCGTTGACCTCAGCGGCGTTGAACCCTTTGCTGATAAGGATATCACGGAACTTCTGAGAGGTCTTGACCAGCGGCAGGAATACAACTGTCTTGCGTTCCTTACAGTATTTGAGCATTTCATCAGCTATCTGATAAAGATAAGGGTCAAGTGCCGTGTCGATATCACTTGCCTTGAAATCTCCTGCCTGCGTTGATACTCCTGAAAGGTCAAGTTTCAGCGGTATGGTGATAGCCTTGATAGGTGAAAGATAGCCCTCTTTGATAGCCTGCGGCAGGGTGTATTCATATGCAAGGCTGTCGAACACCGAGCCTAAGTTCTTCATATCGCCCCTGTCAGGTGTAGCTGTTACCCCGAGTACCTGAGCTTCAGGAAAATGGTCAAGCACTCTCTGATAGCCGTCTGAGATAGCGTGATGAGCCTCGTCAATGATAATGGTATCGAAGTAATTTTCCGAAAAGCCTTTGAGCCTTTTCTCACGCATAAGGGTCTGAACTGAGCCTACTACTACACGATACCAAGAGCCTAAACAGCTTTGCTCTGCTTTCTCGGTGGCACAGCCAAGCCCTGTTGACTTCATAAGCTTGTCCGCCGCCTGGTCGAGCAGCTCGCCCCTGTGGGCAAGGATAAGCACACGCTTACCCTGCCGCACACATTCTTCCGTAACAGCCGAGAAAAGTATTGTCTTTCCCGTTCCTGTGGGCAGAACTGCAAGGACTTTGTTTATTCCCTCAGACCATTGTTCGAGTATAGCAAGCTTAGCCTCGTTTTGATATGGTCTTAAATTCATCATCAGAACGCACCGGCTTTCCAGCCACCTGTCTGAGCAGGCTGACTATACTGTGGTGTCTGCGTCTGAGCAGGCTGAACGGTAGTCACATTCTCGTCATAGGCATAGAGCTTTTTAATCTTGTTGGACTGCCTGTCCTCTCCGTCCTTGTTCTTGTAGTTGTCAACGTAGACGTGACACTTGCCCTTTTTGCCTGTGATAGCGTTCCAGTTCATTTTCAACGGCTCGCCATGCTTTTTCAAGCCGAGAGCCAGGAAAAGTGCTGAGAGCTTCCACTCAAACTTATTGCAGAGGAAGAAGTTTTCTGTTATCTCCACGCTGTCCTCTGCACCCCAAATGGTGAATGTGACCTTTGCCATATTGCAGGGCGGCACTTTTGCCGACCCCTCGTGCCTTGCACGTTCGTACTTTGCAACGGTGAAGTCATAATCCCCCTCAGGGAGCAGAACAAAGTCCCCACCCTCGTTGACTATCTCATCTTCCCAGCCGTATTCCATAAAATTATCCATAGTGTTGTCCTCCTTTTAAAATGGTACTTTCTGATTTTCTCTGATAAGCGGCAGCATTTGCTCCCAAGCACCTATCAGACAGCCCTGCACGAAGTCGTCAGGATAGTTTGTGATAGGAGTATCATAAGGGAAATAGTTTCTCTGAGATACCACAAGACGTATATCCGATTCGCTTACGTTGTTGGCTCTCATAAGGTCCGCAAGTGCTTTCGGTATGCCCTCAGGGATAACGATAGGCGGTGCAACGTCCTCAAAGCCGCTGAGATCAGTAAGGGGTTCTTCTGCCTTTGGTGCAGCTGTCGGCTGAGCCTGCTGCAATGTCACTGCGTTTGATGTCTTATGAGGGGGCTGCGGTGCTGCTTTCGGCTGTGCAAGCTGCTCCTGCACACGTCTTGGCATCGTCACAGGCTTAGGCATTTCAGCAGGCTGTGTATACGCAAACAGGTGAGCTATACCGCTGTATTCAAAAGGCATTTCAGACGGAAGTCCGTCACGATTTTTAGCGTCCCAGCAAGGGTGATGTGTGGTGTACATTACACGGTCGCCGCCCTGAGCCTTGAACTTCTTGCCGTCCTTATCCACAGCTACTGCATATGTTTTGTAGTTTGCAAACAGCACCATATCTGCCCACTCTTTCACAAGAGGCGATATCTGAGAAGAAGTTTTCTTGCCGAGTTTCAGCTCCCAACGGTCATAAGCACCCAGCTCGTCAGGCTGTTCAAACTTTCTCATCTGAGCGTGAGCCGTAAGCACAACGTTGATACCGCTGTCAACTACCTCCTGCAAGAGATTAAGAAACTTGCCTATCTCCTCTTTCTCGTAAACATAGCCGTTGCCGTAGCCGAAATCTTCAATGCCTTTCTTCTGATGAGCCGAGCAGATCATTTCAATGCAAAGCTGTTCAGCCCAATCAAATGTATCAATGACAAGGGTCTTGCAGAGCCTGCCGTTCATAGCTTCCTTTACCTCGTTTTTGAGCATTTCCCAGCTTGTTGGCTTAGGGAAACGTCTGATGTTCAGCTTCTTTGTACTGCCCTCAGTATCAATAAATACAGGGTCAGGGAACTGAGCCGCAAAGGTGGATTTGCCTATGCCCTCAGGACCATATATCACGACTTTCTGTGCGGAGCTTACAACTCCTGATGTTATCTCATACATTAAAATGCACCTGCTTTCCAAGTTTTCGTTTCTGTGTTTTCTTCCTTATCATTGTCCATTGACCTGCCGTCCTCGATAATGATACTGCATTCGTCACCTGTAGAAACTCTTGTGGCTATCGCCTGCAAGCCCTGTGCTTCAAGCCACTTACCGAAGTCTTCAAGGGTGTCGGTATCCATTTGTTCAAGCTTGTCCAGCAGGACAAAACCGCAGTCAGGGTTGAGCTTTCTCACGATAGAGGTAGCGACGATAAGCTGTTCTGCTCCGCTTATACCGTCCCACTTATGCCCGTTATACAGCAGCTCTCCGTCCTCAACGGAAAGGCCCTCAAGGGGCAGGTCGGCACTGCCCAGCAGGTCAGTTTTAGCCTGTCTTACGTCCTCTATCTGCTCAGTGAGATATGTATACTGTGAACGGTAGTCCTCAGCATCTATCTCAGCTTTTTCCCTGTCGAGGTTTGCTCTTATCTTCTTGTTCAGTTCCTCGATATCTGAGATGTTCTTTTCAAGCTCCGCTGTGCTTTCGTCCACAAGGTCTTGTGCGTCAAGGCTTGCAAGCTTGAAGTTGTTCACTGCCGCTTCATAGCTTGCTTTTGCACGCTCATAGGCAGACTTAGCAAGCTCCAACTGCTTTTCGTAGTATTCTTTCTGATCACGCTTACGCTGATTTTCGCCGTTGCGAGCAAGTATATCCTGCTGCTGTCTGATAAGCTCCGAAGCCGAAACAGGCTCGGCAGGGACGTTTGCGTACACAGGCATTTCCTTTGCAAACTTAGACTTCTGGTCAGCTATCCTGCCGATAGCCGTTCGCTGGTCATAGAGTGAATGTTCCTTATGCTCCAGCTCATAGAGCGTATCACCCACGCCTATTATTTTCAGCAAAGTTGCTGCTTTTTCCTTGCTTGACTGGTTGATGAACTTAGGCAGGTCAAGTGCGAACTGTTCAACGAAGCTGTTCAAAAGCTGCTGACCGCCTTTTTTGCCTGTGCTGTCGGTGACTTTGAGAGAGCTGTTCTTGCCCGAACGCTCCACCACGATACCATTGTCAAGAGTGATCTTCAAATGCGGTTCGACAACAGACCCCTCACGCTGAGGAGAGGACGGCTTATACTTGTCACCGCCAAGCGCCCAAGCGATAGCGTCAAGGACAGAGGTCTTGCCCTGCCTGTTCTTACCGCCGATAACAGTAAGCCCATTCTTTGCAGGCTCAAGCTGTACGGCTTTTATCTTCTTTACGTTCTCAAATTCAAGTGAGTTTATTTTTACTGACATTTTAGTTCGCTCCTTTCATTATCTCCATTCAACACCTATAAAGTCAAGCACACGTCCCCAGCCATAAACTGTGCCGTCTTCGTCTTTACAGCAGCGTTTCATCCAGTATTCCCATTCAGCAGGATTATCTTCACGTAGTCTATCGAAGCGGTGAGGACGCTGCTCCATATGTATACCAAAGCCGCACATTGAACAGCCCGTACGCTGCGCTCTCGTAGTGTAAAGCTCACCATTTTCTTTGCGTTTGATCTCTCCATATGCTCTTGGAACGGGTACATTAAGGTCAAGAGCAAGCTGTAACAGATCTTGCCTCGTGAATATAGCAAACGGACAGCTTCGTGTTGTAGTTTTACCATAATAGTTGCAGCCGTTTTTCATTAGTGCCATTTCCCTTTGACCGCCTTCTGACGCCATAAGTCCCAAATATGGATAGCTGTTATGTTCTTTTGCCCAATCGTCGCAAGGCTTTTCCTTCATATAGTAGCAACATTTTGACGATACTTTGAAGTTTGGTACAGGTCGTATGTCAAGATCAGGTCGCATATGCGCATAATTACCGCCAAAGAGCTTTATCCACTTATCTTGCAACTTGATGCGATCGGAGTGCTTGAAGCCACCCTGTTCGCCCATATCACCTGTCATAATTGCGTGAATAAATGTCTGTTTGTCCGCATTAGGTTGCAACAGATAGCTTATCTTATTGGCTTTGGCTTTGCTCACGACCGGAAAGCCAAGTTGATTGAGCACCTGCGTTTTGCTCATATATGGCTTTATAGATATAACACCCAGCTGCTTATGTATCTCTTGGTTTCCTCTATCTTCTAAGATAGACACACTTATGGCAGGAACATCAATGCCTATGTTTCGAAGAAACACAAGAAGTGTAATGCTATCAAGTCCTCCGACAGAAACGTGACAAGTAGCGTTAAGATCGCCGTACACTTTGTTGTAGAACTCCCAAGCTCTGATCTCTGCGTGACGTACCTTCGCTTCGTAAGGCAGATTCTGTTTCAGCTTAAATTCATCTATTGTCATTTGCTGTCACCGTCTCTCAATTCTTCAAGCTTACATCTTGTGCCGAATATTTTTCCGTATGCCTCTCCGATATCAAAGGCTCTCTGCTCACATTCTGACATTCCCTCATAGACAGTAAGTATATTTGAGCAAGCTTCATCAGCAGTTTTGTATGCTTGACAAATCTGCTCTTTTGTGCTATCATCAAGTTGTATGTTATCGGTATCTTTTGATACCACCTCCGAGCTTGTACCTGTTGCCGCAGGTGCAGGCTCGTTTTCTTTTAGGTACTCTGCAAAATACGCACCACACATCAAATCTTTTTTACTGAGCGGACAATCTTTGCAATTAATGCAATTAATAGTAAATTCTGTACAGTACTTTACCGCCTTTTCAAACTCCTCTTTCGTTATCATCGTTATCCTCCCTTTCAATAGGTCTTACGCTCATATACTGCTTGCCGTCATAGTCCATTTTCTTCACAGGCTCAAGCCCCTTATCCCTCAGCGACCTTGCGGCATCGCCAAGCCCTCTGTCGAAGTCCTCACGGGTCTTGTAGAATGCACATCTGCGACAGTAGTCCTTCGTTGGCGTTACTGTCAGCGCACCACACTCGTCAGACTTGACATTTGAATGGAACACGCAAAGGCTTACCGCTCCACTGCCGTTGTCAAGGGGCTTGTCCCTCTTAAATACCTCTCTCATCACTATCATCGTTATCCTCCTTAATATTTCCCCATTGTTCAGCCATCGCAAAAGCAATACCTTTAAACGTTTTGCTCCTTACCTTAGCACGATCTTTGCCAGAATGACGTGTTTCTTCCCATGTGCGTGATTTACCATTAGAATATCGTCCAAACAGCTTGCCATTATCAGGCTTGTCCCCTGTATATGTTGGTCGTAGGACAGGCAGCCCCTTTAGCCATAAACACGTCGCCTTTGTGACAAACTGTTCTGAGTCTTCCGGTCCGTTTGAAAACATATATGGGTGAATTATTTGATCTGCCTTTCTGAATACAGTATTCATACGCCCTATAGGGTTTTCCACTGCAATTTTCGGTGCGTTCGCCGACACAATCTGCATAAAAAATACTATTGATTCTTCACGGTGTTTCATACGCTCGACCACCTTTTCAGCAGGTGTGCATTTCAAACTATAGTGGCGTGTAGCCACGTTGGTCAGGTATGTACACGGTGGGTGTGCGATAATCATATCCCATGTTTCAACAGTATGCTGCTTGCCATCGCAGGCGAAGAAATCGGTATTGCCATTGATAATATCCAAAACATCATTGCAAATATGCCATTCAGGGTGACCGCCTGAACACATCTGAATATCGCAGCTGTATGCTTCGTGCCCTTTTGCACGAAATGCCTTGCAGACCTCTTGCGATTCTTCACAGGCTATCAGAACTTTCATTGTTCTTATCCTCCTCGTTTTCAAAACGTTTCTCCCAGTGCCTATCCACCACGCTCAGCACAAGATACATCACTACATCTATCCCTGCAAGCACAGCTATTGTTATTAAAAGTATTCCTACAATGCTCATTACCACTTTCCTTTCATTTCAACTTCGACCTTGACCACAGGTCTTGCAGTTTCCTTCATTGCCTTCTCCAGTTCCTCACGGATTGCGGTTTCGGCTGTCTCTTTGATATTGCGATACAGCCCGTAGACCGCCAGTGCGAACAGTGCCACGCACAGTGCTATGGCTGACACATATCTGATGGTCTCCAGCGTTGTTATCAGGTTGTTCATTTTCTCACGTCCTTTCCGTAAAGCGTGCGGAGTTTTTTAAGCCTTTTCTCGAAGTTGTCGATATCAATGCCCCACACCTCGTAGGCTATCTCGGTATTGACCGAGTGCGGCAGCCATGACTTCACGCCACGCTTTGCCATTTCTTCCTTAACAGCTTTCTTGATTTTGATAGTCTGCGTTTCACCTGTGCCGAACAGCTCCTTGATATCCGAATTGGTTATTTCGGGCTTTTCATAGTACAGCCGCACTGCCATTTCAATGTCAGGTGACCTCATTTTTATTCCTCCTCGTTTTATATTTTGTGGCTGTTGGGTAGTATTATTGTCCGTCATCGTCTGTCAGCTCAAAAAGCAGCTTGCCTGTCAAAGACCAATACTGCGTGACCTCTCGATATGGGTCATTTTCTTTTCCTGAGCCTTTAAGTGCTTTTGTGACAATGACCTGTCTTGTCATTGCACTGTCGCAGCCCCTCAATTCAATGTTGTTTGTCATTGGTTCACCTTCTTTCTCTATCTTATTACTGTTGATTTTGTACTTACCGTTGCTGTACACGATCTCTACACCGAGTACAGCTGCTATTTTTTCAGCAACACGCCTGCTATCAGTTGCGCCGCACATAAATGCTTTTATTGTACTTTCCTTTACACCTGATTTCTCAGCTATTTGAGCATACGTTAAGCACTTTGATTTCGCAATCATTTTGACTTTTTGCCGAAACTCATCAAACATAATTCCTCACCCCTTTTCTTTCCTGTCCGTTTTATCGTTGAAATCTCCGTTTCTGTGTGATATAATTGGAATATCAAACAGGAAAGGAGGAATACTTGTGACTTATGGGGAATTAACGAATTTCACATATGGTGAACTGGAATGTCTAACTTATGAAGAATTGTCTATGCCGATGAAAGATTTACTGCATAAGCTTGTTGATGAAAACAGACCTATTCCTGTAAGCTTTTACAACAAGTTGTGTGATTTGTGTGACGAAATTAATGATGGCACTATTGAAGTACCGGTTCAAAATGCCAATATAACTTCGCAAATCAAAAAGCCTATTAATTTAGGTAAATCTTTCATAAAAGTGTTTATTGAGATTGCAACACTATGGCAATGTATCGACTTCGTTTCCAAAAAGTTTCAAGATTTATTTGAATTGTTTTCAGATTATTTGAATTAAGACAATTCTAAGACAAGACAAATAATAATCAGCACACACGCTGTGAATGTTATTCCGTTTTCAAAAGCCCTGAGTATCTCTTTAACTTTGGGCTTTTCTTTTGCTATCATGATCATTGCAAGCCACGAAAGACTTATTGACAATACAACAACAAATATTATACTGAAAGTAATTGTGGCTATCATCCACACTTCCCCTCACCCCCTTTTTAATCACTTGTTGGCGTTTATGCCTACACAATCAGCAAAAAAAATTTGCTCTCGCTCAGCACTCGTGAGATCAAGAAGTTCCGAAAGCTTTCGCACTTCTGACGCCTTGAACTCTTTCTTACCGCAAAGCTTGTTGTACAACCCTTGACGAGTTATTCCCAACGTTTCTGCGATTTCGCTTTTGGATATTCCGCTACTCTCAATCTTATCAAGCAACATAGATGTATTCATCTACCCTCACCTCCGTTTCTTGTTATTGTAGTCATATTCGTCTACAAACATATTATACTCTATGTTGGCATATTTGTCAACATTATTTTACGGAAAAATATTGCTAAGTTTTTGTACCCGTTTTTGTCTACATTGACAAAATAATTTTACAAGCGTAAAATTTTGTTGACATTATAGGCTACAAATGCTATACTCAATATAAAGGACGGTGTTCTATAATGACAATGGGTGAAAGAATAAAGAAAGCAAGAGAGGCAAAAGGTTACTCTCAAACTGAATTAGCACATCTCTTAGGTTATAAATCACGTTCATCAATAAATAAAATTGAAACACAGGGTCGAGATATACCTCGCAGTAGCATTGTAGAGTTTTCAAAAGTTCTTGGTGTTACGCCCTCTTATTTAATGGGCTGGGACGAAGAAGATAAAAAAGGCAACGAACCTATTGACTCTAACGCAACCATACTCCCGCAAGACAACGTACATATAATACCTATATATGAGAGCGTGTCGGCTGGTTTTGGTGCTTATGCTGACGATTATGTTGTAGGCTATATGCCGCTTTATATCGTCAGCGAGGAAGAAGCTAAGAATACAATGTGCATTGTCGTTTCGGGGGACAGTATGTATCCGAAGATAGAGAACGGCGACAAGATACAGGTGTTAAGGCAGGATTGGGCTGAGGACGGACAGGTAGTTGTTGCCCTTATCGACGGCGAAAACGGCGTTGTGAAGAAAATCAAGTATTCTGATGACAAGATAACCCTTGTATCATTCAATCCCGAATATCAGCCGAGAGAGTTTGTCGGTACAGAAAGAGACCGCATAAGAATACTCGGCATTGTAAAAACGGTTATAAAATCCTTATAAATAAAAAAGTCCCTGTCAGCACCGCAAATACTGACAGGGATAGCACACAGAATTTTCTCCTGCATGGTTACAAATACATTATATCACCAATTTAAGACAATGTAAATGATTTCATAAATTGTTTACAAATGTCGATTTATAGGGAGGAAAAATTATGACTTGTCCAAATTGTAAAGGTGAAAACGCACCAGGCGTAGCGGTATGTGAATATTGTGGTCACGAACTTCCGCAGCCGCAGAAAATTGATAACCACGTTGAGCATAACAGCAATATCGTTCAGCACATCACATACGTTACAAACGTCCAGCAGGTCGCACCGCAAGCTCCTGTTGAGCAGGTAAGCCCTAAGAGCAAAAGCACAGCTGAAATACTTTGCCTGCTGACCTTTTTAGGCTTGGGCGGTTTGAACAGATTTTATGTAGGCAAAGCTGGCACAGGTTTGCTGTACTTCTTTACTTTCGGAGGTTTCTTTATTGGAGCAATAGTTGATATGATAAATTTGTTTCAGGGAAACTTCACTGACGCTCAGGGCAGAGTGTTAAAATAAAATCCCCTGCTGATACTTCAAATATCAATTAGGAGAAACGTATATGGGTAAAAAGAAAAGCAAATCAGAGCCAGGCTGCATTGCCACTATATTTGGCTACACAATATTAGCTTGTATTGTATTTACTATTTTTAATTTAGCCAAAACACATCTCTCTACTAAAGCCAAAATAATCATTTTATCGGTTATTGGCATACTTCTTATTCTCAAAATATTCGGATTTTTTAATCGAAAATATACAATGTCTCAGCTTGATAATATGGAAGGTCATAGATTCGAATTTGCTTGTGCTGATATCTTGAAGATGAACGGCTTTTATGACGTAAAAGTTACACAAGGCTCTGGAGACTATGGCGTCGACATTATTGCAAGAAAAGGTATGCGAAAATATGCAATACAATGTAAATGCTATAGCCACAAACTTGACAATAAACCTATACAAGAAGTAATTGGCGGACTTGCATATTATGGTTGTAATAAAGGCGTTGTTATGACAAATCAATACTTTACTGAGCCAGCAAAACAGTTAGCAAAAGTTAATGGAATAGAGCTATGGGACAGAAATGTTTTGTCTCGTATGACCAAAAGAACAAGCAAAATAAAAATGCGTCTCAAAAAGGAAGAGCATTTACAAGAGCATAATTCTTCTTCCAAAGCAAAGCAACCAGTTACCGAAACCAACAGCTTTCAAATTTATTCTACCCCTAAATATGCAGAAAAAGCTACAATGATGAATGACCTTGATGATTACCCCCGTATTTGTAAAAAGTTCATGAAAGAAAATGCCGAATATATAGTCTGCTACTATAAAATGACTTTTGATGTAGTTCTAAAATTAGAAAAGATAGATGTTTTATACAAGCAAAATTCAGTTTCATTCGAGTTCTTGCATACGCCGCAACTTCCTGTAAGCAAGCTAAAAAAGTCGCTTAAAGACTTATCAGAATACATAAGCATTGATAATATTTCATTGCATTCATCTTGCACTACTCCTGGCTGCTTTGCAATACAAATGCCAATGCCTGATTACTTGGCTAAAACATCCAGGTTTATTGATAAAAATAGTAAATAAAAAATCTCGCCCCCAAGTGCTACCAACACTCAGAGGCGAGCAGAGCGGATACTACCAATATCAGCTCAAATTGAACAAAACCCAATCACCACAAAAGGGCTTATTCTGCCCTTTTATTGTAGCACACTTTTTTAGGAGTGTCAAGAATAGGAGAAATATTTATGCCGATCTACAAAATGACGGACAAGAACGGAAAGAACATCAGAAAAGACGGTCTGCAAAAATATCGTGTGCGTATCAATTATACGGACAGTTTCGGAAAGTCTCATCAGATAGACCGTGTGGCGTTTGGTGCAGAGACGGCTAAGCAGCTTGAAATCCAGCTTACACAAAAGCTCAATGCTAAAGAGATAGCTCCAAAAATGACTATCGGACAGCTATTCACGGAGTACATCACCGCCAAGTGTTCAGAGGTCCGTGAAACATCACTGGACAAGTCCCTAAGAATACTGAAAAAGAACGTCCTGCCCACCTTTGAAAGCGTGAGGATAGATAATCTGAACGTACCAATGGTGCAGAAATGGAAGCAGGAGCTGTCAGAACAGGGATTGGCTATCGTCACACGAAAGAACATTTACGGCGAGTTTCGTGCAATGATGAACTATGCTGTGAAAATGGAATACATTCCGAAAAATCCTGTTATCACCGCAGGCAACTTCAAAGCGCCCCTTGAAGCCAAGAAAGAAATGCTTTTCTACACGCCTGACGAGTTCAAGAAATACATATCGGCAGCAAAAGAATACTCTCAGACCGCAGAGGATAGCGGTTCAATGTACGAATGGAACTACTATGTATTTTTCAACATAGCATTTTACATGGGTATGCGAAAAGGCGAGATATACGCCCTGCAATGGACGGATATAAAAGACGGCTACATATCCATCACCAAGAGCATTGCTCAGAAGCTCAAAGGCGGTGATCGTATCACACCACCAAAGAACAAGCCAAGCATACGGACGATACAGATACCAGAGCCGTTAAGAGCAGTGCTGTCCGAACATTACGAACGCTGTAAGAAAGCAGTGCCAAAGTTCAGTGATGATATGTACATCTGTGGCGGCGAGCGTCCTATCCGTGACACGTCCCTTGAAAAGACCAACAAGAAGTTTGCAGACTTGGCAGGTGTCAAACGTATCCGTATTCATGACTTCCGTCACAGCCACGCTTCCCTACTCGCCAATGAGGGCATAAACATTCAGGAGATAGCAAGACGTCTTGGACACTCCAACATATCAATGACATGGAACACCTACTCGCACCTCTACCCACGAGAGGAAGAACGTGCGGTGAAGATATTGAACACAATCGTGTAAAAATCGTGTATACAAAAGAAAACCACCGTATTTACGGTGGTTTTTGTTCGTTTGGCGGAGATGGAGAGATTTGAACTCTCGCTACGGTTTTGCCGTACTACCGCATTTCGAGTGCGGACCCTTCAGCCACTTGGGTACATCTCCTTGTGTCAACTATACTATTATACAAGTAATCACAAAAAAAGTCAAGCCCTTTGTGCAAATTTAAGCACAAAGAGCTGTAGTGCTACAATAGATATTGGACAAAATTAAGAAAAAAGAAAAGAGAGATAGACAAAAATCTGATAAAATAA